CGCCGCGCGCCAGCACTTGGTTGAGGACGATGCCGCGCGCCATCTCAATCGGCGCTTTGAAGTTAATCAGGTGGTTGCGCACCTCATCATCGATTTTGTGCTGGCGGCACATGGCGTCGATTTCGGTAACGCGCGCGTTTTCGACAACAGCGGGATCGACAGGCGGCGCGGCTGGCGCCGGGGCTGCTGGCGCGCCGGCGGTGCGGGGTTCGGTGACGGCGTCACGCAGTACAGGGGCTTTCTTGAATGGCATATCAGTTCCTTCAGGGTTATCGGCTGGCGCCGGGATGGATTGCGAACGGGTGACAACCACGTCCATTTCTTGATGTGTTGCTGAGCGCCCCACGCCGACCGACGAATCGGCAGGCACGGTGACGAGGGAGATTTCGTACACCTCCCAGCTCGTCGCGGTGTACGTGTCCGTCTCGGCGTCGATGAGGTAGCTGTAGACGCGGTACATGAACGAGACGTTTTGCAAGATGCGGTCTTGCACCTGCTGCATCGCCCATTCGCCGCGCTCGTCGCTGCCGAAGCGCACGGTGCAGTAGCAGCGCTTGTCGGTGCCGAGCCACGCCGTTTCGACCACACCCAACAGGTCGTCCAAGTCGTGGTTGAACAGCAGCGGGCCGCCGGAATTGATCCGTTCCAGCTGGGCAGCACCTTTCTGATGACTCAGAACTTCGGTGATGCCCCACATGGGGACCGGCGTTTCACTGGAAAACGAAAACGTCACGGTGCGCGTGGCGAGGTCTACGACCCCAATTTGCACATCGGACGATTCGCCGGCGCCGGCCGCCAAGCGCACATGTCGCGTCAGCGGCCCCAGCTTGTTGACGCCATCTTCAAGCTTGCGAATCGCAGGCATTGCGGGCTCCAAAAGAAAAAGCCCGCGCGGCGAACCGGGCGGGCTTTCATGGGTTTATTAAATTAGGCGGTGGCTGTTTCGTCCTCGTTCTCCTCGCTTACTTGGTCATCGGGGTCAGCGTCTGGCCCTTGGTCATCTTCTTGGGTCGGCGCCGCGATCTGCGCCGCCCCTTTCAGATCGGTTTGTGCCGGATCGGTATCGAACACGAGGCCCAGCTCGGCCATCATGTCCAGCTCGCGCCGGCGCTCTTTGAATACGTCTTCCGCGTCGGCATGCTCCGACGTCTGGCTGATGACGTCCGTGTTCGTCATGAACCCGGCGCGCACAGCCGCCTTGTATGCCAGGACTTCCTTGGTCGGATCGATCCAAGACCAGCCGCGCGGCCGGAAGCGAACCTTGTTGTACTTCTTCGGGTTGCTGTAGAAGTCGGGGAAATTCAATTCGCCGCACAGCACAGCTGCGTCAAGCCATTCGCGGTGTATCTCGCGGCGATAGTTGCGGATGAACCAGCCTTGCAGGACGCGCCACAGGTCGCGGTCGTCCAGCAGTGCCAGCCGGGACGCGCTGTAGTTGCTCTGCGAGTAGTCGCCGGACACGCCGGCATACGACACGCCGACGCCGATAGCAAAGGCCCGCAGCATGTAGCGCATGAAGGCATCCATGCCGGCATTGGCGCGGCTCGGGTTGAAGCCGGTAAACGTCTCGCCGGGCGCCAGCTGCTGGAACGTGCCGGGCTCCATCGTCAGGGTCGGCGCCTGTCGCGTCTCGCCGCTCAGCTCATCCGTGTCCGGCGTTACGCCGTCCTCGGACTGGATGATGCCGACGATGGATGCAGCAGCGCGGGCCGCCACAATCTCGGCCTCCTCGTAACCCTGCATGTTGCGCAGCCGCTTGAGGGTGGCGTAGAACCAAGGCACACCGCGCGTCTGGCCGATGCGCTCAGGGATAAACAGGTGGATGATGTCGCTGGCCGGGACACGGATCAGGGCGCTTTCAACAAACGCGCTGAACTGGTAGTCGCCGGGGTGCGTCGGATACAGCCAGTACGCTACCGGCCTGCCCCACTTGTCCTGCTCCACACCCATGCGTATCACGTTGCCGTTTTCCGCACGGGCGACACTCCATTGATCCACCAAGCGGTCCGCCTCAATCAGCTCGGTGGCGTAGGGTATTTTCCCGCGTCCAAATGGCTGCCGGATTTTGCGCACCAGCACCTCGCCGTTCTCGACCAGCGAGCCGACTATGAGCCGTTCCTGATCCGTAAAGAACAGCTTGCCGGCCGGGTCGCATGTGTCCTTATCGGTCCATTCGCCCCACGTCTCCTCGATCAGATCGTTGATGCGCCCCTGTAGCTTGCCGCCGGCGCTCTGCACTTGCCCCTGCATACCGATGCCAGTACCGATGACGTTGTTGACGATCAGCTGCACAGCGCGCTTGGCGTATTCGTTATCACGCAGCAGCTGCCGGCTACGTGCGCGCAGCGTGCGCAGGCTGGTGATGATTTCGCTGTCGGCCGAGGTATTGAGTACAGACCAGTCCGATTGCAGCCGGTTGAACTCAGCACCGGCATACATGCGCTTGCGCTGTTCCGCCTTCGCCTTGACTGCCTTCTGCGCTGACCGCTCGGCGTTCCATGCGGCCAGCACCACGGAGCCCGGCTTGCTGACGTTTCGTTCGTTATAGAATTTCGTCATTTGAAGCTCACCAGAAGAGTGCGCGGATTGGACCGGCCGTTGGCACGTGCGGCGTCGGCCTTCTCGCGGTTGACTCGCCGCTGCCAGAATTCTTGCAACTGCATCAGCTCGGTCAAGCTGTGGAACTCGGTAGTGCGGCTGCCGATGGTGTAGCTTTTGACCTTGCCACCGGACGACTTAAAGCTGGCGAGTGCGGCCTCGCAATCGGCCAGCGCCTTGACGGCAACCGAGCGCGCATCAATGGGAGCATCGACCGCCGCCGGGTCGGCCAGAATCGTGACCGCCGTTCTGCCTATCGTCCGGCGTTCGTCGTCGCGCGACAGCTGCGCCACGCATGTATACAAGCCTGCCGCCAGCGTGGCGCTGTCCGAGGTCGAAAGACTGGTTCGCCAGCCCTCGCCCTCGGGCATTGCCACAAGCGTCAACTGGGACGGCCCGCGCAGCTGGTACGTCAAGGTCCAGTCCGCGCTGATGAAGGGATCGTCACACGCGCGATGCACGGGTGGGCCGTCGTACCATGTACTGGAATCGCCGGCCGTGAGAGAGTTAAAAATGTTCATATCTACCATCTGCTCGCTGAGTAGCCACCGAGGCGGCTACGGGGTTTTGCCTTGGCCTGCGGCTTCGGCGGTGGTGGTGGTGGCGGCGGTGGTGCAGACACCGGGGATGGCGACGGCGTTTGTGCAGACGTCTGCACAAAATCGCCGTCGTCACCGCTCGGCTCGTCCACACCGTCCGATGTCGCCACCGCGTCCATCGGCGGCGGCGTCACGGGCTCAGCGAAAATCTGTTTCTGGCGCAAGGCCAGCTCCAAGTCGTCCCACTGCGAAGGCTTCATCAGATGGAGCTTGAGCGACAGCGCCGCGTGCAGCGCGTAGACCTCACAGTCCAGCGCCTCATTGCGGCGGCCGGCACGCTTCTGCCACACCTTCCGATTCTTGACAGTTTTGTGCGGCGCCTTGATTTCACTGGTGATCTGGTCCCAGTAGTCGGGCCGCACCGACTTGTAGAAGTGGATGCGGCCGGGACCATTGCCGGTTAAACGCAGGCGGCCCTCGATCAACAAGTCCTTGGCGCGCTGCGTGCCAACGATGTACGGCGTCACGCCGGACTTGTGCGGCTTGTGCTTTTTGGTCACGTCCACCGACTGCGTCGGCTTGGCGAAGATTTCGCGGGCGGAACCGGATTGCTCCGACGCGCCCTTGATCGCCATGTAGTTGCGCCCTTGGCGCTTCCGCACATAGGCATAGACCGCATCGGTCGTCGTACCGTCCGAGGAATCGATAGACACCGCGCGCAAGTGCAGGCGGTTGCCGCTGGCGTACTGGAATTCCGCCGTCAGCAGCATGTCCAGCTCAATCCACGCGCCCTCGTTTTCAATCAAGGTCTGGCCGTGTATCTCGCCCCAGTAGACTAGCCAGGACTCGTTACCACGGCCCCATGCCCGAATGATGATTGCGAGGCGGTCGTGCTGAACGTCAACGCCGGCGGTCAGCACCATGCCGCCCCACGGTACGGTCTTCTCTTCGTAGTCCTCAGCGCGCTCAGACAGATCGTCCGCTACCGGCAGATCGCTCTTGTACTCATATGGCAGGCCTTCCGTGTTGTTGCGGAACGACCGCATTTTCGTGTC